TATTACCAGTCCAATAACAATGTCCTTTTCTTCTTGCATAAAAGGTACCCACATCTGTTCTAGGACACCATATTGTACCTTTCCAATTTCTATGAATTTTAGGCTTTAATCCTCTGCAATATATTGATTTAAATTGAGTTAATCTTATTGTATAGCAATTATTTTTACCTGGATTAATTATACTTGGACTATATCCAGCAATAACAGCAATCATATTTAACGCATCTACAGTATCTTTATCTTTTTGAGAAATAGCCATTGTTCCTCCCTTATCTATCCATCCGTCTCCAGATACAAAAGTTTCAATAAAAATGCGAGATTGCCTTCTGTTTAACTTAGAAATAAAATCTATAGTAGGCTTTTTATTAGGAAAAAGGATTTTTATTTCTTTTCCATGTTCTTTAGAGAATCTAAACATTACACAACCATTATGTTTGTTTTTATATTCTTTCCAAGTTATTCCTAAAGAAGACATGACTCTTCTTATTTCGTCGCACTTATCTATATTAACTCTCTCTGATTGAGTAATAATTATTGACCAGTCATTTTTATTGAAACTTTTGTATCTGGAGGTAAAGTAAATCGTATTATTGCTCAAAATCCTATTTTAAAACAATGGGTAAAAGAACATGACTCTGTAGAACAGAAAACTGTAGGAGATAGCATTATTTACTATCGTGGTACGTTTACAACTAAGCAAGCGATGATGGTATCGTCAGGATTGAATATACACGATGAAGTTGATGCCTCTAAGTCAGATGTCGTAGAACAGTATGAAACACGTCTACAAGCCAATAAAGACGGATGGAGGTGGTATTTTTCCCACCCTACACTTGTTGGTCTAGGTATACATAAGTACTTCTTACTATCTGATCAAAAACATTGGTTTATAAAATGCCCTCATTGTAATGAAGAACAGTATTTATCTTGGGATACCTCTTCTCCAGAAAAAATGTCTATAAATATAGATAAAGAAATATTTGTATGTAAGAAATGTAAGAAAGAATTATCTGATGACGATAGAAGAAAAGGTAGATGGGTAAAACGATTTAATGATGGAAGACAATTTTCAGGCTATTGGATCTCACAGCTAATGTGTCCGTGGATCAGTGCTCAAAAAATATGTAGAGATTATAGAGAGAAAACACCAGATTACTTCTATAATTATGTATTAGGTTTACCTTACGCTGGAAGTGGAAACCAAGTTACTTCAACTATTATAGAAAGAAATCTAATAGACAGACTTCATTCTTATGAAGGTAGAGTTATAATTGGAGTAGATTCAGGTTTACCTATGTGGGTAGTAATAGGTACTTCTGAAGGTATATTTTATTTTGGTTCAGTAAAGAATTGGAGTGAAATAGAGGCTTTTATGAGAAGATGGCCAAACTCTATAGTAGTTGGAGACCAAGGAGGTGATTTGATAGGAATAAGAGATTTACAACAAAAGTATCCAAATAGAGTATTTTTAGCCTATTATAGAAGAGATAGAAAGAGTCAGAGTATTATTAAATGGGGTGAGAATGAAGAATTTGGAACAGTTCTAATTGATAGAAATAAGGCTATACAATTAGTTATAGATGAAATGACTGATAGAAGATTTCCTCTTTATGGAAATAAGACAGACTACCATGATTTTATAACTCATTGGCTAAATATCTATAGAGTAATACAAGAAGATAAATCTACACTTACACCTCAGTATATGTGGGAAAGAAATGGTCCAGATCACTTAGTACATGCTTGTGTCTACTTTAGAGTAGGATTAGATAAGTTTAGAGATAATTCAGTAGTATTTGCAGAACCTAAAAATCCACGATTAGAATTTGGTACACAAGGAATAGAAGTGAAGCCTAATGATACTATAGTTGCACCTAGGATTATAAGAAATTATTAAGTCCCAATTGAAACAATCGATATTTGTTATAGTCTTTAACTATTATGAAAGAAGCACCATTACAAAAACTTAAGAGATTAGTGAGTGAATCAGAAAATATCAGGTCAGGTCATTTATCAGGAAAGAAAAAGAAAATTGCAAAGAAGATGCGAAAAAGCAATCCATTTTCTAAATGGCAAGAAATAGATAGAAAACATATTAGAGGAAATTATCCACCAGGCTATAAAGAAAATAATGAATAATACTTTCACACCAAAAAACAACGTAGCTAGAAAAATGACTCCAATAGCAGATAAAGTATTTGGTGCTGGTACTGCTAATAAGATTAGAAGTTTTGGTACTAATGTTTTAAGTAAAGCTACTGGTATATCTCCAGATGAACTTACTAGAAAAAGGCCATCAATAGCCCAAAGAATAGGAAATAAATTTTTAAAGTAATATATGGCATACAACAAGCAAACTGCACCTTCTTCAGGAATATGGGATGCTATCAAAGGAGCGATGGGTCTTTTTGATAATATAAACAAAACAGAAGGCTTTGATGAAAACAGTAACCCTCAACCACAAGATGCTTTTAGATCAGATTTAGAAGATTCTAAAATATTAGAGTTAATTTCTAATTGGAAAAGAACATACAATACTTACTATAGAGACATAGAAGGATCTCAAAAAATTGCCTTTGGTTATTGGATAGGAAAACAAGATTTAGATGATGTTACACAAGTTCAAGGAGGAAAATCAATAGTTGATAATCAGCTATTTGAAGCAGTAGAAACATTTATACCTATAGCAACAAGAACTAATCCAGATCCAGTCGTAAGATGTGAACCAACTCCAGTTGGTCAAAAAATTGCACATGATGTAAAAGAAGCTCTTATTTATACAGCAGATAAATTAACTTTAAGAAAAGTATTAAAAAAAGTTCTAAGACACTGGTTAATATATAAAATTGGTGTACTTAAACATTCATACAATCCTATACTTGAGAAGATAGAGATAGAAGCTATCAATCCAAAACTTATGATTTTTGATAAGGATGGTTGGATAGATGAAAGAGGTCACTTTAGAGGAGAATATTTAGGTGAAAAGTTACAAAATTCTGCTGAAAAATTAATACTACTATTTCCTGAACAAAAAGATAAAATACTTGAAAAAGCTAAAGGAAAGATGGGTACAAAGATTGAATATATATCTTGGTGGTATCAAGGCAGAGATAACTTCTATACATTAGACGATAATATCGTATTAGGTAAGTTTAAAAATCCACATTGGAATTATAATTCACCAGAAGGTTTTCAAGGTCAAAATCATTTTGAAGAGCCTTTAGCTCCTTATACTTTTTTAGGTATTTTTACAACAGGACTTCAGCCACACGATGAAACTTCTCTCATAAGTCAGAATGTTGGTCTTCAAGATATGGTTAATAGGAGATATAACCAGATAGATGACAACATAAAGAAGATGAATAATGGACTTGTTGTATCATCTGAATTTACACAAGAACAAGCTTCTCAAGCGGCCGCTGCCCTTGCACGAGGAGTAGCTATTAGAGCACCTTCACAAGACGTAACAAAAGCAGTTATGAGACTTCCAGCTGCTCCAATACCTGCTCAGGTTTTCCAAATGCTAGAAGACGGAAGACAACAGATAAAGAATATATTTGGTACAGGAGGTTCTACTCCTTCAGGTCTTAATAGAGAAACTACAGCAAGAGGAAAGATACTTGTTAATCAACTAGATACTTCTCGTATTGGTGGAGGTATAACAGAATACCTTGAACAAATAGCTGATACTACATATAACTGGTGGGTACAATTTATGTATGTTCATTGGACTGATGAACAGTATATTATTTCATCAGGTCAGGCAGGAAGTAATGATGCTATTACATTAAAGAATACTGATTTTGCTAATTTGAAAAGTCTGGTAGTTACAGTAAAAGAAGGTTCTTTAATACCAAAAGATCCTCTTACACAAAGAAATGAGGCTATGGATCTTTGGTCTGCAAATGCTATAGATCCAATTACCCTAGCTAAAAAATTAGATATGCCAGATCCATTACGTTATGCTGAACAGCTTATTGTTTGGCAAATGGTTCAAAAGGGTGCATTACCACCGCAAGCTTATATCCCTGGCTTTATGAGTCAACAACAATCAGGTCTTACTCAACTCCCAACTCAAGGAGTAGGTAGCAATGCTGTAAACCCAATTGGAGGTTTACCAACACCTGAGGTTCCTTCTCCTGCAAGTCCTCCAGCATTAGAGCAGGAGTCAAAGGATTTGATGAGTAGTGTCCCAATATAAATTTTATTTAAAAGTTTTAATATATAACCATGAATCCACAAGATATAAAATCATCTATCGCTCAAAAAATGAGTAAGGTAGGAAATAAATTAAAATCAGTTATTAGACCAAATGTAGTTAAAGCTTCAGGTAATCCAATACCAAGTACACCTAATTTTAGTTTTAGAAATCAGAAATCAGGTAGATTGTATCAGGGTAAATATCCTTATGCTGTAGCAGGAGGTGATACAGATCGTGAATTTGGTCCACCAGGAAATAGCAGTAGAGTTTATTCATTTAATGCAACAACAACAGCAGGACAACCATATGAAGGAGATTATTTTGGCTCATTAAATAGACCACATCTACATCCTACATTTAATGTAGTTAATGGTAAGGGAGTTCAAGGACAATATAATCCATCATCAAATACGGCTGAACTTCAAAAAATCTTAAGCGAGCTTAAACAAACTCCTCTTTATGATGTTTATACAGCAGAAGGACATAACCCTAATAATTGGTAATAATTAAATAATAAATATATGAAATATAAAATGGCGGCAGAAGGTAAGAAATTAGATGGTGGTACTGGTTACGATATGGTATCTAAAGATGGCGTTAATGAAGATGCTGGAATGGGTTACTCTATGGGCGGTGGAGAATCTTCACATGATGGAGGTATGAGCTATTCTATGTCAGGCAGAAATAATTCAAATGGTGGTATGCCTTATGAAGAATCAAATAAAGATGGAAAGATAGAGGAAGATGGATATATAATGAATGGTAAGAAATAACATGTCGTTATCACACTACGTAAATGGGCTACCATCTGTAGGCTGGAAAAAGGCTGAGGCTAAGATGGCTAAGAAGAAAGCTGTCGCCAAGAAGATGGTGAATGGGAAAAAGGTTACTCGGAAGATGGAACATTCAGCAAAGAAAGCGGGTTTTTATAAACATGGAGACCCTCGATTCGGGGATATTTACGAAAAATAATATGTCATTTTCTTCTAATAAAAAGAAATTAGCGAAAAAGATGAAACGCTCTTTCATAGAACGACTTGAAGCCCATAAAGCAGAAAGAGAAAGTTTTGATAATGGAACATGGAGACCAAAGAGAAAAGGTCAAACATTTATTGAAGCATTAGAAACTAAACAAAAGCTCTGCCTTTTTGAGAAAACACTTTGACAGCGTATTGCGTTTTCGCGGCCAATGTGATGCTCTCTTTCTTAAGCGCCTGCAAACCACTTGATCTTCGTAGCCGGTGATTTCAATTTGGCTGCTACGCACAAAAATCATCAAGGCGGCAGCTTGAACAACCAGTTTTTTCGGTCGCGTAAATCCATCGTTGTCAAATCACAAAAAGAATACCTTCTTTACACGTACAAGTTGTTGTTCAATGACGTCCATCAAGATTCCTTTTAAATTGAGAAGCAAAAGATCTAGCGCTAAAACATCGCCGCTACTGACTTTTTATTCCTGCGTAATTTTTATGACAGGATCAAAAACAGCAGTTCTGTTTGGAATTCTGTATAATTGATATTCTTTGAGTAAGTCTGCGGCGAGTCAATTGTCCTTTGGCGTTTATTTTGGAGCCTCTTCAAGAAGTTTGCAAGTTGCGTTAGCTCGCAGGCAGCCAGCGTGGATTTAGGCCATTTTCTCATCTTGTACCCCTGATTATATTATAATATGAGGATATGGGGATATCGATATA